GGCGGCGCGGGGGTATCCCCTAAGGGTGAAGGCAAAAATCGGCGGGGCCAAAACTCTTGACGGGGAGAACAGACATGCAGACAATGCGTGAGGTAGTGGACGGATTCATGAACCTGCCGGTAGACTCGGGCGCCGCGTCAGTTGGGCGAGAAGTCGTGACCGCAATCGACGCGGAATGGGCGAGCGTACTCAGCGAGCAGGAGCTGTCCACACTGGCACTCGTGCTCCGGGTTGGAGTTCAGAGGCAACTCATTAGCAGCGACAACGGTCTACAGCTGACACTCGCCAGCTACGCGATCGGCCGCGAATTCGGCGGCAGGGCCGAACGGCTGGAAGGCTAACAATGGCCCGACTGTCACGTAGACGCGGCGTGCAGGGTACAGCGCCACGCATGGCACTGTCAGACGCTGCTACCGCGCTACGTGACAGTTGCCGTCCCAAACACCAAACACGCGGGCTATGGAGGGCTCGCATCACAAACGCTGCATACTTCCGACAACGTGCGTTTCAGCGACGTCTAGCTGTCGCACGAGCAGAATGGCAGACGCTAGGCATCCCAGACTAAGGGGAGACACGATGGACAAGTTCACCTTCGCGATGGTCCAACACTCGGAGCACAAGCACTCCATTCGCTACGACGCGGCGGACGGCAAGGCGCCAGTCAAGAGCATCTACGTGGCCCGGCTGGCCCTCGGATCCGCCGCGCCGGCCGAGCTGACGGTCACAGTCGGCCCGAAGTAGCCGAAACGCGCCCCGGTCAGCATGACGGGGTGCGTCATACGGTAAAGCGCCTAATCCGTATCTGAAGAGGCTTGGCGCGGGGCGTGGGGAGAATGGGCTTCCCACGCCCCATTCCTTTTGCCTGCACTCGTGAACAGTTTCACGAGTGTCAATGTGCAGGGCCTAGGAGCCACGATGATCGAACGGGCATACCCGAGTAGCCTCGCAGGCGAGAAGTCGCGCCCAGGAGGCGCCCAAGGGCCCTACGGGTCAAATTTGGGGCTAGTGCCCCGCCGCATTCGCCGCCGCGCCACGTTTAGGCGCCTCGCCCCCGGTCGACAGGCTGGGGACGTGCTCGCGTGTACGCATGCGTGGGGCGTGCCCGTAGCGCGTGCGTCCGGGCGAGCTCGCGTGTGTGCTCCCCGAGCGGCCAAGCGACAATGGAGCCTTGAAATAGATATCATTCGTGGTATCATCGTACGAGTACACGCTGGCCTAATAGGGCTAGTGCTACTAGCCGGGTGCGGTAGTCAGCTAGTCGAAGGTCGTGACTACTGGATTGACCAACAGGCCCGGACGATCTATACGCGCTCTGAGCAGATTGCACAGAATGTATGCATGATGCGCGGTGCTGACTATGGACCATACCTAGCGCGTAATGTGCTTACTGGCGTAGCATTGGGAAGTGGCGTGTCCACCAATACGGATAGCTGGAATAACGATGCATTTGGGTGCTATGATGCACGAGATGACGTTATCATTTGTACTAAAGACAACCCAGCGTGTATGCCTCACGAACAGGGACATCGCGGAGGTATACTCCAACATGACTAGAGAACACGCCTTCCGTCTAGCGTTCTTGTACGCTAGAATCAAACTCAATCACGTAACGATTCCAGTAACAGATCCACGCGACCCCACGCCTTGGCGTATCCTATTAACGGCACACATATAATGTTACGAGCAATCGTGGTACGAAATAGCGCGAATGCCAAGCTTGGCAATGCTCATGCAACCTATGCAAGCCAAGCAACATGTCCCCAACGGTGCCCATTCTTGAACAATGGGTGCTATGCCGAAAACAGCCCAACTGGCATCCACACGGCAAGACTAAATAACAATGACCACACTGCGGATCAGGAAATAGCCGAAGAAGCTAAGCTTATCAAGCAGTTACCAGACGATAAGCCACTACGATTACACGTAGTGGGCGATGCGTCTACGCCAGCTCAAGCACGCCAGCTCGCCAAAGCTTGCGAAGCGCGGAAGCAACCTACATGGACTTACACACACGCTTGGGGCCAAGTACCACGCTCCGCATGGGGTAGCATTAGCGTTCTTGCAAGCACCGAATCAGTAACTATGGCCGACGAAGCCATGTATCAATTCTACGCGGCAGCTATGGTTGTATCACACTTTCCTAACGGTGATAAGGCTTGGAATCAAGACGGATTCACGTTTATTCCTTGTCCAGCACAAACACGCAACAAAACATGTAGTGAATGCCGGTTGTGCTTTAATGATAGACTATTAAGCCGAAAACGACTAGTTATCGCATTTGAAGCCCACGGTAGCCGAGCTAACACAGTCCGAAAGGAGCTAGCCAAATGCCAGTAGGCGACCTACGCATCAAGTTTGCATACGACCCACCCGAAGTCAAGCGCAGACGAACGCTGTGCCGTATTCACGATGCTGGTGGTGTACTGGGTTCTGGGCTAACCAAGTGTAGCCGCAACGACCAATTTGTCAAGGCAACCGGGCGTAAGCTGGCCCTGGCACGCGCCATGCAAGATGCGAAGCTCGACCGCAAAGCAAGACGGCTCCTATGGGCGCAGTATCTCGGGAGGTCTACGCATGACCTACTGTAGTTACACGTGGAGCGAGCTTGTACAAGTCAACACGCGTCGCCCACACATGATGCGGCTAAAGCATCGGTGCATATTAACAACCGGGCATAATCTTTCCACACATCCGTGCACCAATCCAGAAACTGGTCGGCGACATATGCACAAGACGCAACCAACACCGCATCGTTGCGCCTGCCAACCAGTCGATGAGTTTCACACGGATCGTGTGCTACCGGAGGGAGAACCTAAGTGAGAGCCATCGCACCACTGTTCGTAGCCGCTCAAGCGGGAACACCAGTCCTGGCGATTGGTTCGCCCGGCGTCGGCAAGTCTGCTATCATTAACAGCGTAGGTAACAGTTTAGACTATGAGGTCTTCACTGTTATCGCGTCGCTACGTGAACCAGCAGACTTTGCTGGGTTGCCGTTTATCAAGGATGGCAAAGTGTTTCTGGCCCCACCAGCTTGGGCAGTAGCGGCGGCAGAATCCAAGCGCGCTATCGTATTTCTTGACGAGATCAGCACCGCGTCACCAGCAACACAAGCAGCACTCTTGCGGCCAGTGCTAGAGCGCGTGGTCGGTGACATTGTGCTTCCAAGTACCGTGTCGTTTATCGCAGCAATGAATCCACCCGATGAAGCAGCGGGTGGCTGGGACTTATCAGCACCACTTGCAAACCGTTTCTGTCATCTCAACTGGGTACCCGATGCGGCGATGTGGATAGATGGGATGATGCAAGGCTTTCCCGTGCCCAGCGTGCCGAGACTCCCGGCTAACTGGGAGAGTTATCTCTTGGAAGCCCGAACGATGGTATCGTCATTCATTCGCCACAAGCAGACACTATTCCTCAACGTGCCCAAGGAAGCCGACAAAATGGGTAAGCCGTGGCCGTCGCCTCGGTCGTGGACTATGGCAGCGACATTGCAGGCCGCCACCAAGGCCGCTCAGGCCGGGAGAGAATGTGAAGCTCTTCTCGTTGCAGGTTGTGTTGGTGAGGGAAGCGCGCTAGAGTACCTGAGTTGGCGCGACGCTATGGATCTTCCTAATCCTGAAGATGTGCTCGCGGACCCTGACAACTTTGGGGTTCCCGATCGTGGAGATAAGTTGTATACTGTCCTCGCGTCAGTCGCTGTAGCCGTTGCCACGAACCTGACCAAGGATCGTTACTTGCGCGCCTATCGCGTGTTTAACCGCGCTGCTGAGGCGGGGAAGAAAGATGTAGCGGCGGCGAGCGTTAGGATGCTGTCAATCGCTGGCGTCAAGGCACAATACCTTACGGACGAAAAGCTTCGTCGGGCTGTCCAGCCACTCATGAAGCCATTTGTCCAGTTGCTAACAGAAGCAGGGATTATCTAATGCGTGATGAAGCAATACTAACACCAGGAACAGTTAACCAGTATCTAGTAGATAATATGTATTGTCACTCGTGGAGCATAGTAAGTAGTCAAGACTATATCATGAAGCGCTTGCCGATGCACACGAGCTATAAACGTACTCCTACTGGATACAATCACGTGACTACACCAATACCATACTGGATGAGCCCAACCATGACGATAAGCGATTTGGATGATTCACAACGAATACTCGACTGCCGCGAGCCGGTAGCTATTACTGTGGCTGCGAAGTCTACCCCCGGCCAAAGAATGCAAGCATGGCGCGTTCACAGTTTGTCACGCAATACAGTTAAAGATTTAGATATTTCACGCAATGCACCATATCAGCTACGCGCGGCACAAGCAAGAATCTTCGAAGAATATGACTATCGTGGCCCGGTAAAGGGTAGTGAAGCAAAAGGACTTAGCCGATTCTTCATGACTATAGGTAAGGATGAGTATGTGCGACGCGGATGGTTTTTTAAAGAAACTTTCATGCATGCGTGGCGTCGCAGTAAGCTCATCTACTGTTACGTTTTTAAGTGCCCAATCCCCGGAGTAGATTTCGCGGATTTCATGCTTGCCGTTCGCGCATTCAAGAGTAACGGTAAGTTTCGCCAAACGGTCAAAGCACTTATCGACAACCCCGACAACGCTGTAGACGAAATCAACACGCTCAAAGCTATGCTAACGCTCGCAAAGGGGATGGGTAAGTAATGAGCGATAACCTGCCCGAACGGCTCCAAGCGTCCCGCGTGTGGCTGGGCTTCAAGCGACCATATCTTGGCGCACTCTTGTGGGCATTACGCCCGACCCCGATGAAAGGTTTGGGAACATTTGGGATTAACCCTAAGCTCCAGTTGGTGTATGACCCAGACAAGCTCCAAGAGTGGAGCATAGAACACTGTGCAACGGTGCTCTACCATGAATGTGGTCACATTCTACGCGACCATGCTGGCCGCGCGGCTATGGTCGCTGACCGTGATCCGAAAGCGTGGAATATCGCCGGGGACGCGGAAATAAACGATGATCTTGCTAGTGAGCAGTGCAAATGGCCCTTTGTGCCAATCTACCCTAAAAACTTAACACCACCGCAGCCGGCCGGCTTGACAGCAGAAGAGTATTACGCTCATATGCCGTTGGTCACGGTTGGTATGGCAAGCGATGGTGATGGTAAGGGTAATCAGAAGTTTCCCGGCCAAGGTAAATGCCAAGGCGTGCATCCAAGCGATGACGATTCCAAAGGTGATGGAGTACATCCCATTGAAGTGGAGCTTATTCGTCGGCAAGTTGCACAAGACGTGCAAGACATGGTCAAGTCGCGTGGCACTGTTCCGGCGTGGATGCAACTATGGGCGCAACATTTGCTGGAGCCTAAAGTTGACTGGCGCCGCATGCTGCGCGCTGAAGTCCGCCGTGCCGCATCTGACGTGATGGGGCAAGTTGACTTCCGCTATAAGCGACCGTCACGACGAACGGTCGTGTTACCAGATCTCATTCTTCCGATCTTACGTATGCCTGAGATACAGATCGCAGTCGTGGTCGATACGTCTGGGTCTATGCTTGGTGGGCCTGATAACGTGTCAGACCTGGAACGCGCGATGGCTGAGCTGTCGGGCGTCATCAAGCATTTTGGGCGTCATAGCGGTGTTCAAGTCTACGCTGTCGATGCAGCCGTTGCCAGTGCGAAGCGAGTGTTCAAGTTGTCACAAATCTCGCTCGCTGGCGGTGGCGGAACCAACATGTGCGTAGGAATCGAAGCCGCGGTTAACGGTAAGCCAAAACCCAACATCGTTATTGTACTCACTGATGGTGCGACACCGTGGCCGACCACGCCCATTTCCAATGTTCGCGTAATCGCTGGCGTTATCGGTAATGAGCGCGTACATAGCGCTGTCCCTACCTGGATTCGTGTCGTGCCTATTGCTACACAAGACGAGGAACGCAAGCGATGACTGATGAAGAGATCAGACTACTATACACAGAATGTCGGCTCGCGGGGATGCGTATGTGTTTAGGGTGTTTATGTCCACTTCTAGACCACGTTGACACACACTGCACCCCGTGTGCACGTTTGGAAGAAGAAGAATGCCCGTGTCAACGGCACCGCCAAATCTTGGGTTTGGCAAACACCGCAACGTGGGCTAAAGCATGATCCTTATACCAAAAGGACTCTCAAATGACGAAGCGCGCGCGATCCAAGCAGAACAGCGTCTCGCGGGTATCCCGACGTGTCCGCTCTGCAAAGGTGCGGGTAAAATCTTCACCGGCAAAACGCGTCAAATCGCCGGGCGCGAATACACGTTCTTCATCTACTGCTCCCGTTGTGAAGGCCGCGGATCGGCGGAAATGCCGGAATCCACGTTGTCATAAAATGTTCGTGCCGTGGAGCCCGACAACCTACGTCTGCTCAGAACACTGTGCGTGGTGTATGCTGCTGGAACGAATATGCGGAAACTCTATAGACGCAGACGCCTACTGGAAACAATATCGCGCGACAGTCATGGAAGCGTACGCGAAAATGAAGCGTAGGAGTGACCCTTGACGCCAATAGAATTTACTGATACCATTGTTGCAGTGACACCACAGCTCCGTAATCGTTTGTCAGGTGAGTTTCGTCGCGCGGATCGCACAGAGATTGACGAAGCCCTCTGCACGGCTACAATGGAAGCGTGGTCTAAGAAACCTACGTACTTTCCCAAGCGTGTCGCCCTAGAGATATTTGTGCTTGACACTGCAAGACTGCGCCTGATCGACTACATGCGTAAGGTTGCCATTCGCTTTGGTGCCTACACGCCCGGGCCGCGCATTTATGACCCAAGCACGCATATTGATCGTCGTTTAGATTTGATTAAAGCCATCAAGCGGTCGACGCATTCCTCCATGTGGCCGATGCTCTGGAACATCTTGTGGTATGGCTATACAGTCAGGGAAGCGATTGGTTTTGGGGCTCGATACATTGGGACTGAACGCACGGAGTCTGCTGGGGCGCTTCGTGGTCAACTGGCTCGGGCGCTTCGCCGGGTAAAGCAGCGGCTGCGAGACGATGCGCGCATGATTGTCCCCCAAGCACACGAAAGTATGTCGCGCGGCTGATCTTAAGGTCGACGTGGGCTTTTTTCCACAATTGGTTATGTGACGTGGCAACATTCTGCGCGCACATGTCTAAGAGTTTGGGGAGGAGTTTCATATCTTCGTCTAAGTCTGGATAATCGAAGATGCCATTATCACCTTGAACGGCACGTAGGCGCTGATCTTCATGGAATCGGCTTATCATCTTAAGGTATCCACCATGAAGCAACCAGAAGGCGTCTACGCGCCCAGTAATGTACGATGAGCCACGCGCGAGCGATGATAGCTCGACATCCGCGCTATCATCGCGTGACATCTTGCGCGTGTGGTGGACAAAGAATACCGTATAACCTGCAAACAGAGACTCAAAGGAGTCAAACACGACTTTCATAGCGGTGCTGTCATTCTCGTCAGCTTGGTGGATCTCGCGGAGTACGTCAATGATGATAACGTCTGGCTTCTCAGCGGCGAGCACTTTTGACAACCACTCGCGATGCTGCGGAATGGTAAGGATCATTGGCAGGAGGAGGTCATCAGGATGAACGAAGCGGAAGTTTGCTGTGTTGAGCTTATAGCCACTGCCTTCAAGCTCGGCAAGGCGCTCTGTCCAAGCGGGACGCTTCGTGTCAAGTTGCAAATAGAGGACTCTAGCGGGCCGCCCCACCTTACAGCCGAACACGTCTTTCCCCTCAGCGATGCGGGAGCCAACATCAAACATGAGAAAGCTTTTACCGGCTTTTGGACTACCCATGACTAGGATGTATGCAGGTCGTGGCACCAAGCTGTCAACAATCCAGTTGACGCGGTCTGATTGGCTCACATCGAGGTATTCCTTAGGGGAGACAGTTCGTGTCAATGTCTGAGCCTCCTAATCGCGATGAAAGATTGGCTAGTAAGTTACGAGATGATGAAATGGTAATGATAACTGAATACGTGCTCGCCGGACTTAAGTTTCCCATTTGTAACGCTTGCCGAAAGCGCCCAATAGGCCCCTTGCTCGTCAACCATTGTGATGTGTGTTGGAAGGAATGTAAGCACCCCTGTTACACGCCAACGCATGGTGCTATTCAGCTAGATGGCCAGATATGGCGACAATAAGACCTCGTGATCTGACACTCACCGAAGTCGCCGAGTTAATGCTAGCTGGTATTGAGTTCCCTGTTTGTGGGGTTTGCGTGAAAGCTACCATAGGTGGCAACGGGCTGACCAACCATTGTAGATCCTGCTGGAAGCTCTGTAGTCGAGGCGGGTACAGCATACCTCACAACATGCCTCCCAAGCATGGACACTACAAGGTTGATGGGTTGTGGTATCCACCACCCAAAAATGGGGAAAACGCCTACCCTGGTCCAGGTGATGTCAGACGGCGCCAAGCGTGGATTGATAAAAGCACTAGCGTTGCCTGTGTCAATCTGTCCCTTCCTGGCGTGGGCGCGCTGGGAACACCGTAAACTCTGACGCCCACGGGGCGGAGGACGTGGGCGTAAGTTTGCCCCTCTGTCCTCGCCAGAGGAAGCGTGTGAGACAGGGGGTTTTTCACGGTCCGTGTCAAGATTGCACGGAAATGAGCGTTTTGTCAACTTGACACGAAATTTCGTGTGAAATAGCCGACCGCCGCCCGCTTCCTATCTGTGAGGCAAAGTTTTGGTTCTTCCAAGAATACAAGGAGAATGTACATGCCTGACCTGACCCCGGAGGGGCTGCGGGCGCGGGCGCGAGAGATCATCGCAATCGAGCCCGACGGGAAGTGGTGGCGCGTCGTCCTGGTCAACGGCGCGCAGCGCTCCACAGTGATCCGGCTGAGCGAACGCGCGGCGTGCGAGGCGTATGCGGTCTGGATACAGGACACGATCCTTCTACCGACGTTCACCGCCCTCGTCGCCGAGGCGCGGCGGGCGCAGCGGGAAGTGGATGCACAACTTGTAGAAGACGACGATTGCGTGACGTGCCACGACGAAATCAACCCGTTTATGCGTGAGCATCTAGCCGCCGCGATCCGCGCACAGGAGGAGAAAACGCCATGACCGATGAGTTCATGGAGATGGCCCTCCGCACGCAGCTCGCCGACGCGGAGGAGCGCGTGCGGGAGCTGGAGGAAGCGCTGCACGCCTTGACTATCTGGTCGCAGAATGGTGAGCAACTGTGTTTTCGGTCACACAATAACGTTCCAATGGGAATGAGCAAGACGCAAGAGCGACTTGCCCGCGCCGCCCTCGCGCGGAGGACGCCGTGACACAGCCCGAGTCTTTAGGCAGCCAGGTCGGTCGCCTTGCTCAGTTCATTGTGGACTCGGTGCCGGGTGAGCCGAGCCAGAGCGAAGGCGCCGTTGACACGGCGATCCGCGTGATGACAACGCTTCAGGCGCGCGTGCGGGAGTTGGAAGAGGCGTTGGGCACGCTGCTGATGTGTGCTCACGGTGACGAGCACATGTGTGGCTGTCGTGAGCAAGCAGACCTCGCGTGGAGGATACCAAGTATCACGTCGACGACGTGCCGCGAGTGCGGCGGATCAGGTCGATTTCGCGTCGGGTATTTCCCCAACCACGAGGAGTTCGAGCGGACGGGGCCTGACGAGGTGTGTGGAGTCTGCGGGGGGTCCGGGACCGCCACCATGACCGACAACACCCCGATGGATCTCACAGACGACGAGCGGGCGCGCGTGGAGGGTGCCATGATTGGTAGGATGCACTGCGAGCGCGGGGGTAACAAATGAAGGTCTATAGCCCAAGCGCAACCGCCAGATTTTCACGATGTCCGCTCCTATGGGCACTTGACCGCAACGGTTGGCGTCCACGTGTCCTGTCCAAGCGTGACCTTTATGCCATTGGTGGGCGTGCTATCGCGTCTGGCGTGGGCGCGTACAACCTCATGACCCAAGCAGGTGACACGAGCGCAATCGAAATCAGGTTTAAGCGCGCTGCTGACGTCATGTCTACCATCTTCCACCAAGGCATCGAGGAGCTGGAAGCATCACAACGCCAATTGCCAAATACGGCTATCGTGTCCGAAGCAGACGAGATTCTTGAGAATGCCAAGCGCATGCTTGGCGCTTACACAGCCAAGAATCCCACGCAACACTACCACATCGTCGGGGTAGAGCTGGAACTTGGGCCTGAAGCTGGCAACGCCCGCCCAGACTTGGTAGTAGAGGACAAAGCGGGCGACCTTCTCGTGATTGACTACAAATCTCGGTGGACGACCCGGACTGGCGCGCAACCTGGATACTGGGAAAACATCGACCGCTTGGAGCGGAGCGTCTCGCATCAGTTGCTTCACTATGCTTACTTTGTGGGCCAAAAGTATGGGCGCCCGGTCAAGCACGTCGGCATTTGTGAGCTTCACGGGACGCGGGGGTATACACCATTCATCACGCCTGACGCAGTATCTCATGAGACGCTTGCGATCTGGTACGAATCCGCTAAGGGGATGTGGGAGGTGATGGAACGTATCGAAAAGGAAGGTGTGGCTCCCTGGATGGCAACGCAGCACGCTGACCGCTATGGGCTCTGTGAAATGTATAATGCGTGCTTCCGCCATCATCTTGACCCTACACTGATGTCGCACGAATACGTACAACTGGAACGGGTAAAGGAGAGTGTGTAATGTTCTATGGAAAGATTACGATGCACTTTCGTAGGGAGGATCGCGACGGTCTTTTGCGTGACTTATCTGAGATCGGTATTTTTGCGGAAACGGACTATGCGGGGATCGGCGGCGTAGAGATCCGCATAGAGGGTTGCGAGAAGAATGAGAACGACGACTAATGATCGACATCGCCAAGTTGCGGTTCAATCTTGACCAGGCCAAGCCTGAACGTTCAACCTATTTGATCCACGGGAACTATGGTGTTGGCAAGACGAGCCTGCTTGGCGACATGCTCCGAACGGAGGCTGCAACCGGCCCCGTGCGCTACATCAACATGGCTGGCGAAGATGGTAGCCTATCCGTATCTACGCTTGGCCTTGGGGATATTGGCTACACTGCCCATGACCTTGAGGAGTTCAAGGCTATCATAGACGATGCTAAGATGCAAGGCTTAGCCGCTGTTGGCATCGACGGCTTTCAGTGGCTGGGCAAGTTCGTCATCCGGAGCGTGTGTGGGCAGCGGTTGCCATCAGTCGGCAAGGGTAGCGATGACTGGCAGAAGATTCATCAAGCGTTTGAGCAAGTGGTTCCTACGCTCCGCTGGATGGCACCTATCGTCATGGCCACAGCATCGAGTGACCGTTCGATGGATCAGATTACTGGCGAAATCACACTCACTCCAGACCTGCCGGGTCGCCAGGCAGCAGGCGTCGGGGGCATGTTTGACTTCGTATTTGTGCTGAAAACGCGACCTGTTAACCCAACAAAGATCGAGCGTTATGTCCTAACAGCGCCAGTCGGCAACATGGTTATCCGGGCGCGACTGCCACGATCGTTGCCAGCGGAGCTCACGCTTCCAGAAGGTCCAGGTGGCTGGGCCAAGATCAAGGCTGCGATTGCAGAGTGTTTCATGCCAGAGGCTGCTGAGATGGCCCTGGCGGGAAGGAAAATGAAGTGATGGTAGACACGATGGGAACTGATACTGGGCTGGATGTCGCGGAGCTTTACCAGACGTACACGTCCGAGGAGCAGATCAAGGAATCCTTCGAGCGCTTCACGGTGCCGACGGGGCGGTATACGTTCACGCCAAAGCGAGTCCAGACGCAGCGTGCAAGCGACCGCTCCCCCTGGCCGGGGCGTGAGATGGTGCGTCTATTTGGCCAGCTATTTGATCGTGAGGATGGTAGCCGTAAGGGGTCGGTGGGCTTCGATGGCTCATGGGACGTGCGCCGCATGAAGAATAACAAGCTGGATGGCCCCTCGAAGCTGTGGGGTCAGCTCGTCACGGCACTGGACATGAAGGCGGAAACGGTCGGTAAGGTTGTGGAGGCCGCAGGAGGCTACCAACTCAGCCTCTATGTCACTGAGGCATTCAAGACTCCTGACGGCTGGCGCACAGCTCGCACTCCGGAGCAGCGCCGCGACTATCGTAAGGCGGGCTACGATGCCAAGAACTTCGTGGACAGTGTTTCTCGCGTCTAAGCCTTTCAGGTGCTTAGCCGCGGGGCCCGCTTAGTGTGGCAGCGGTTTACTAGCCATTTGGCCAGGCTACGCCAGGAGGAGGCCACACGCCCTAGTGATATGCTTGGGCAGAGAACTCCTCCTGGTGATTTTTTAGAGGCTCAGTAATGACACCGCAGGGTGGACTGGAAGGGCGCCAGCGGCGGGTTCATACCCCGCATGACGAGAGTTCGAATCTCTCCCCTGCTACCATTGAGCCCGATAGACGAGAGGCATTTACGTGTGTTGTCTGCTGGGAAGATCGACACGAAAATGTTACGCTAACTGAGGCCCCACTTGAATTCAACAACCGCTCGGTCGAAGTCATCCACAAATGGTACTGCCCAAAATGCGGGCGCGAAGTTACATTTGGGCTCTAGAAAGCTACCTGAGATTCCCCTAGGAACTGTCGAAGCAATATTGGCGGGTGGCCACCTTTGTGAGTGTTGCCGGATGATGCCGGGGTTAGTGAATAAGGATCACGTGGTCGCCTACGAATACTGCGATTGGTGTTTGCGGACGCACGGCCCGTACTGTCATCCGTCCTATAAATACAGCACCGCATACTTGTGGTGGGTGCGATATGACACAAATCGACGCACTTGAGTACGCACAGTGGGTGCTAGCTGGGAAACATATCTGTCATGTATGTGGCGCGCTCGTGGGTAAAGGCTATCGCGCGCATTGCAACCGACACGGGACCTCAACATATACAAGTGAGCACGGGAGCACAATATATTCCGATGTGTGCTGCTCTCATCTGTGTGGATGGGGTTCCGATGCAGACTTCGAGTGGGACTAGATGAAAAAACCAGATACATGTAAGGGCTGCCCGCTTTACGATGACGGTGAGGGCTTTGTACCTGACGAGTTGATAGCAGGTGCACTCACCCAAGTATGGCTCCAGAACCCCGGCGATGGCGAGGAACGTAAAGCCAAGCCCGCAGTTGGTGCGACTGGTGACGACCTGGACCGCAAGTGGCTCCCACGTGCGGGCCTGACCCGAAGCGTCAATACATCAGTCTGTAATGCCTTCCGCTGTCGCTGGCGTGACCCTAAAACGGGTAAGAAGGTCAACAAACTACCGCCGCCAGCCATACTTAGCGCGGCACTGAAACACTGTCGTCAATATGACGACGTCCAGGGGCTGAGCAAGATCATTGCCGCAGGCGCTGTCGCTTGGCGCGCGCTAGGACAGGCTTTTGCTATCACCGACTGGCGCGGCTTTGTTGGCCCCAAGCTTTTCAATGGGGCGAGTGTCTTTGGGACACTTCACCCTGCGGATCTTTTCCGGGCACCAAAGAATGCGCTCCCAGTCAGCGTTGACTGGGCTAAGATTGGTCGGTGGCTGGATGATAAGTGGCCTCTAGCCGTACCGCCGTTTGAGCGTATCCCCAAGACGGCTGACCCGTCTATCTTGCTGCCGTGGGTCGAAGAGGCTGCTGCACGCGCGCCGTTCGTAGTGATCGACACCGAATACGCACGCGGATCGCGCTACCTCCTGATGATTGGACTTGGGTATCCTGAGATGCCGCACGGGATTCAGGTCGCTGTGAATACGTTAAGCCCTGTGGGTCGAAGCATGCTCCGCAACGCTCTGCTGGTCTTGGTAGCGGCGTGTCCTATCGTCTTCCAGAACGCTATGGCGGACGTGCCGGTGCTGCGGGATAACCTGGGCATCCAGTATGCGGACTATCGCGCCATAGATGATACGATGCTCATGCACGCTCTCCTGTGGAGCGATTGGCCACATACATTAGAGTTCCTGGCGTCCCTCTACGGTTCGTATCCTAAGATGAAGCACCTTGCGAAAGTAGACCCGGAGCTTTACAATTGGGGCGACGTGATAGACACCATTGCTGTCTACGAAGGGCTGGTTAAAGAGCTACGGCACGATGCCCCGTCTGCGGCTATCTACCGGGCGCAGTCGTTGCCACTTGTGCCCATCATCCTCCGGCGCGCGCAACGTGGGCTAAGAGTCAATCGTGGCCTCGTCACCGAGAAGACCCGGCTCTATGAGACGAAGAAGACTGTGGCTTCCCAGATTGCTCAGGCATGCATGGGCCGGCCCTTTAACGTGGGCAGCGACGACCAACTAAAGGCCGCGCTCTATAAGGAGCGCGGCTATCAGGCTCAAATCAACAGGGACACCAGATCTGCCACGGTTGATGGAGATGCCATCGCTGAGCTCCGTAAGGCAATCGACCCAATCCCAGACTTCGAAGAAGAAGAGAAGAACGGGCTCAGCGTGGATGAAGCCCTGAGCCGTATTGGACAGGGCGCCGACCCTCTCCTTGAGGCTCGTGTCATCTATGCCGGGGCTCAGCAGATTTTGACGCACTACTTGGCGCCGCGTGACGCTGAGCGCATCTATCCCTCAATGAAGCTCCACGCGCAAGCCAGCGGGCGGTGGAGCATTACCGAACCACCGCTACAGCAAGACCCAAGCGAGCTAAAGGGTACGTTAATACCCGACGAGGGTATGTCATTCGTGGGCTGGGACTGGGATCAGATTGAGCTTCGCATCTTGGCAGCACTCGCGAAAGACGCAGCCTATCTGGAAGCCTTTGAGCGCGACTGGGACGTTCACACGCTCAATGCGTGCGACATCTTTGACCTGCCAAAGCCCACGGAGCGCCGCGACCCGACGAAAGATGCCGAGTGGGTGAAGGTGGTCGGTTGGGCTGGTAAAGAAGACATCAGGCGCACGTTTGCTAAGCGATTCGTCTACAGACTGAACTACGGAGGAGACCCACATGGCGCTGGTGACATTCCTGGAGCGCGACAACTTGGACTCGACGGACCCCAGCTC